CAGGGACGCTTGATCAGTCAGTAGGTGCTCCAGAAGTCGCAGCCGGCTACGCCAACGCAGTTATTGGGGTTGCGTCAGCAAATATTGGTTCTATAATTGGTGTCGCCACAGCAGACATTGACAATGTGATAGGTTCATAGTGGATATTGATTTAAACAAGATAGCCAAGCTTGAAAAAGCAATTGGGCAGAAGTGGGGCAAAGAGACTGTTGCTAACCCTAAATCGTGGTGGACACCTGAAAAAGAAAAGGAATATCTTCAACAACTCAAAGAATTAACGAAAATACAAAAACCTAAGAAAGTCAAAGAGAATGTTGATGGTGTTTTAATAGAGAAAAAACTACTTACTAAAGAGACATTATTATATTGTCCGGTTTGTACAAAAAGGTTGATGACGATAAAAGATGATATTTACACCAGCAAATATCAATGTTGTGAACATTGCTACATACAGTACATTGAGAATAGAGAGCAGCGCTGGCTAGAAGGATGGAGACCAAAAGATGTCACAAAAAACACTTGATATAGTAAAAGGGATCGCCCAAGCAGCGGCAGATTGTTATGATGGCGCACTTGATCCTGAAGGCAAGCCTTATGCGATCGGCCTTAAAAGAGAAGAAGGTCATCCTGTTTATGATAGTCGCCATATGGATGGCTTCAAAGTTAAGATCGCTGCTGATATCTTGACAATTAATTACCAAACAGAGTGTACTCTAAAAGAGGTCTATTCTACTCCATTTGAAAATGACATAGATGCGACCCTTGAAGACATTAAAAAGCACCTACAGAAAAAGTACAAGGCTATTACTGGCGATACGCTTTCGCTTAAGGCAGAGGGCGAGTGCAGTGTCCTAGTGCAAGAGTTAAGTCGTGTTCGATGTTTCGCCCTCGCACAGAAGAATTATCACATTGGAGGCCTTGAAGGGATTGCCTCTAACGATGGATTAAAAAATAGGGCAACGGTGCTGAAAAACGCAGAGCGGGGCGATATTGAGAAATCATTTAAGGATTTTTTAGACTTGAAAACAGATAAGAGGCCAAAGAACGATACTCGGAGAGCGTAATGTCCTTTCAACTCTCCAAGAGTGACATCGTGAAGGAGATTGTTAGGGCCGGAAGAGACCCTGCGTATTTTATAAACAGCTACTGTAGGATATCGCACCCAATGAGGGGGCTCATTCCCTTTAAGACTTATGACTTTCAAAGGGATCTTGTACACGAGTTTAATGATTATCGCTTCAATGTCATCCTTAAGGCCCGCCAGCTTGGTATTTCAACTATAACGGCGGCTTATGTTGCGTGGTTGATGCTCTTCCATAGAGACAAGAATGTTCTTGTTATCGCCACAAAGTTTGGAACTGCTTCTAACCTGGTTAAAAAGGTGAAGGCTATGATAAAAAACCTTCCCGAGTGGATGCAAATAACGGACATCGCGATTGATAATCGTGCTTCGTTTGAACTATCAAACGGATCGCAAATTAAGGCATCTTCTACAAGCGGAGACGCTGGTCGTTCCGAAGCCCTATCTCTGTTGGTGATTGACGAGGCTGCGCATGTTGAAGGCCTTGAAGAATTATGGACTGGCCTGTATCCTACATTGTCGACTGGTGGTCGATGTATTGCCCTTTCAACGCCGAATGGTGTAGGAAATTGGTTTCACGATGCCTGCGTTAAGGCAGAAAGCGGAGAAAATGATTTTAATCTTACTATTCTTCCTTGGGAGGTTCATCCCGAGAGAGGGCAAGAATGGTTTGATAAAGAAACTAAGAATATGTCCCGAAGACAGATCGCGCAAGAACTGGAGTGCAACTTTAATATGTCGGGTGAGACTGTGTTCTCATCGGACGTCATCCAATGGCTAAAGGAAAGCTCCGAAGACCCGAAACATAGGACGGGATTTGACCGCAATTATTGGATCTGGAAAGAGTATGACCCGTCTGCTGGTTATCTGATATCGGCCGACGTGGCTCGTGGCGATGGCAAGGACTATTCTGTTTTTCACGTTGTCAGGATCGATACCTGCGAGATTGTGGCCGAATACAAAGGCAAGTTGACCCCTGACGCGTTTTCGGAGGTGTTGATTACTGCTGGAAAAGAATACGGCAATGCCATGTTGGTGGTGGAAAACAATACCGTGGGATACGCCGTACTGGAGAAACTTATTAACAGGGTCTACCCAAACATATACTATTCTAAGAAGGGCACTCATGAATATGTTGAGGGCTACATTGGAGAACATATGACATCTGCTATTCCTGGCTTTTCAACCACTCAAAAGACACGCCCTCTCATTATCGCGAAAATGGAAGAGTTTGTAAGAAATAAACTAATTAAAATATATTCAAAAAGAATGACTGCTGAAATGGAGCAGTTTATTTGGAAGGGAGGGCGACCCCAAGCATCTAAAAAGAGTAATGATGATTTAATTATGGCTTGTGCTATTGCCTGTTGGGTAAAAGACACTGTGTACGCCGAGAACTTAAGGGCGGTTGAATACTCTAGTGCATTTTTAAATTGTATGGTAAGAAATCCGACAAAGATGCACACAACAATTCCTGGCATGCAGGGCCACCGACAGGTACAAGATACAGATCAAAAAAGTCAATACCAAGAATTTTCTTGGTTGCTAAAGGGATAGGACATGGCAAAGAAAACAGTAAAAAATCCAAATAACCCAACAAATCGCTTATATAGGCAACTGACAAGGCTGCTCTCGGGACCGCTAGCGGTTTATGATCAAGAACTCCCGAGGCAGATGAAGCGACGACAGTACGCCACATGGGCGGCTGATTTTAAATCTGCTTCTGGGCAGCACTTTAAGCGTGAGGACTATAATCCATACGATCAAATGACCGCCAATTATATGGCCAATCAAAATCGGTTTGATCGCTACATTGATTTTGATCAGATGGAGTATATGCCTGAGATCGCAAGCGCCTTGGACATTTATGCTGATGAGATGACGACCTCTAACGATTTGAACGAGATGATAAACGTTAAGACCAACAATGAAGAAATTAAAGGTATTATACAGAACCTTTTTTATAAAGTGATGAATATCGAATTCAACCTCTTTGGGTGGTGTCGGTCGATGTGCAAGTATGGAGATTATTTTTTATACTTGGACCTTGACGAGAAGATGGGCGTCAAGTATGTGGTGGGGATGCCACAGAATGAGATCGAGAGGTTGGAAGGGGAAGACAAGACGAACCCTAAGTATATCCAATTTCAGTGGAATTCTGCCGGGATGACGTTTGAAAATTGGCAGGTTGCTCATTTTCGTATTCTAGGAAATGATAAGTATGTTCCATACGGGACATCGGTGCTGGAGCCTGCGCGTCGTATTTGGCGCCAGCTCACCCTCATGGAAGATGCTGTTATGGCTTATCGTATTGTAAGGTCGCCCGAGCGTCGTGTTTTCTATGTGGATGTCGGGAGCGTCGCCCCACAGGATGTGGAACAATACATGCAGAAAGTGATTACGCAAATGAAACGCAATCAGATCGTAGACTCGAATACTGGGCGCGTGGATTTGCGCTATAACCCTATGTCTGTGGAGGAAGATTACTTCATTCCGGTAAGAGGTGGCACTTCGAACACCCGTGTAGAAAATCTTCCGGGGGGCACTTATACTGGAGACATCGATGACATCAAATATTTACGCGATAAACTGTTTAGTGCGCTAAAGGTACCTGCTTCATATCTTTCTAGGTCGGATGAGGGTTCTGAAGACAAAACGACATTGGCTCAAAAAGATATCCGGTTCGCCAGAACGATACAAAGACTGCAAAAATCTATTATCTCTGAACTTGAGAAGATTGCAATTATACATTTATTCACACTTGGGTATCGCGGCAAGGACCTACTGGGCTTCAAGCTGTCCCTTAACAATCCGTCTAAGCTCGCTGAACTTCAGGAGCTTGAGCACTGGCGGACCAAATTTGATGTTGCCTCTGCTGCCACTGAGGGCTACTTCTCTCGTAGGTGGGTATTTGAACACCTCTTTAATATTTCGGAGAAGGAAACTCTTCGGATGCAACGTGAGCGATTCTTTGACAAGAAGCTTGATCTTGCCCTTGAGCAGTCTATTAAGGCCGAAGAGGCAGCGATGGGCACCGATTTAACTGGCGGGACAGAGATGGAAGGGGGCGATTTTGACCTTGGCGGGGGAACTGACCTTGGAGGAGGGGAGGAGACCGCCCCCGAGGGTGGCGATGAAGACGTTCTTCTTGCGAAGCCGGGAGAGGAGGTCACTGAGGTGGACAAGACCAAAGTAAAGCCAGGACAAAGGTATAAAACGTCAAAGAGTAAAGGATGGCACCAGAAAGTTAAATTCGATAAAAGACAGACCTCTGGAAGGAAGAAAAGCCAAGATGCAGCGGCCTCCACCTCAAATGAAGCACGGGGCGGTAGTGCTAGAAGCCTCTTCCCAGGCTATGGGGAAATGTCTCAATTAGGCTATGGTAAGATTTATGAGACAAAACAATCTAATTATAATGAGGAAGAAGATCATATTTTGAAAGCAAAGTATGAATTAGATCAATTAATTGAAGGTCTAGAGATAAAACACAATGAAATTGAAACACAATAAAAAAAGAAACACAGCGTTTTTGTTTGAGGCTCTCACCAAAGAGCTGACTAAGGCTATTCTGTCTAAAGACTCTGAGAGCAAGAAAACTATACTGGCTATTCTTAAGGAAACTTTTAAGAAAGGGACAGTTCTAAAGAAGGAGCTTTCAATCTATAATTCTTTGTTGGAAGGGGCTGACGTGTCGCCCCGGCAAGCTGAAAAGGTCTATAGAGAGGCCTGCCGACAGTACGCAGAACTTGACAAGGAAGGCATCTTCGAGGAGCAGACAGACTTAATCAATAAGATTAATAAGATGATCTCTCCGGAGGTGTTTGATAATTTTGTTCCTTCTTTTACGGCAATGGCCACCGCGTACCAGTTGTTTAATAATGACTTGAGCCCTAAGAGCAGGGTCGTATTAGAAGAGCAGATGCTTGAAGGGATGATCAGAGTGCCGCTTGTAGAGTCGAAGGAGCACAAAAAGCTACCATCCGACAAGCTAGCAATGAAAATGTACCTTAAGAAATTTAATGACGAATTCTCGGGGCATTTACTTCCGGAACAAAAGCTACTCTTACAACAGTATGTCAATTCGTTTGCTGACAATGGGCTTGGCCTCAAGGTATTTCTGAACGAGGAACTGATTCGCATTAGGGGGATTCTTAACTCTAATATCGGCAAGAATGATGGTTTTGGGCGTATCGTCGAGACGATTGATGGCTTTAAGGGGCAGTGGATAACAACAGACATGCTTAAGAAAATTATGAAGTTGCAAGAGTTAGCGGGGGAGGTACAGGCTTAGTGTCGGTCGCGGTTAAAATAGGGACGGAGCAGGAAGAAGGGGCTGCCAGTGTGAAGGTTCGAGTGAGAAATCCTGATGCAGTGGTCACCATAAAGAAGGATCTTTATCCTGTTACTTTTAAGATCCGTAAGTCCTTAGAGGGTAATTTGATGATATTTGATCATCGAGATATCGACATCGTTGTTATGCCCGGACAGAAAAAGATTGTCGCTTTTCCTAAAGAAAGGATGGGGTCCCAGGTGTACGACGCTCAAGATAGGATGTTTCGGTTTTTACATGAGATGGGAGTCATTAAGTACGGCACCGTACAAGGAGGCGCTGTGTATAACTCTATGCAGGCCGAACTACCAAGTACACAGGACTATAGTGTTGTAGATTATCTCCTATTCGCCTTGGAAAAGTGGCTAGATGATGAAAAGCCTTATTTTGAGTTTGAAGAGGCTTTTTACGATCGGTTTGAGCAAGAACTCACCGCGCCCGACGAAGAGGATTCCACCAATTTTGATCCCAAGCGCCAAGCAGCCGAGAAGGGCTCAATCCGCCCTGGCATGCAACCATATGGCATCACAGCCCTGTATCGTTTGTAGGCATAAATGGAACTTATACATTTTATTCTCGCTGCGTATGGCTTAACTTTCATTCTTTTGTATGGGTCCATCTTTGATTCCATAAGACCTACCAAAGG